AAGAAAGTTGCCCAAGACCGAGCGCCCACAGAAAAATAGTCAAAAATTAGGGTTGCAGGTCAAACCAAGGTCTGAAACAACCACCCCGGAAGGAGAGCAAGACGGCTTTACCCCTTATTATTTGTTGAGGAAGTCGGTTTACCAGAAGCCTTGGCCAGACAGCATTCCTACTGAGAAAGAAGTGACGGACGTGTTTGAGAGGGCGATTGTTGATTGGCTTGGTACTGACCCGGCCAAAAGGGGGATTATCTGATGCCGCTACCAGAACCTAAAGGTGAACCAAAGGAGGATTTCATTACAAGCTGCATGGGGGATAGCACAATGGTGAGTGAGTACCCCAATGAAAAACAACGGTTTGCGGTTTGTAGCAATCAATATAAAGCAAAGGATCATAAAGTGCAAGACATTATTCATGCGATCAGCTCAATAATTGATGGAGATGATCTGCCAGAAGATATTCAATACCTACCGCCCGGAGTTCATAACATAACGGCGACAAAGAATGGTAAACCCGCTGAATTGACCGTGGATGTAAGCTCTGAAACGGCTCAACAGCTGCAAGAGTCCTTTAGCAAGATAACGGCAGGGGATCGGGAGCAGGTGTTTATTGATTTCAACCATGATGATGGGCAGGCGAGTGGGTGGGTGACAGGTTTTTATTGGGCGGGAGAAAACCCGCAAACCGGAGGAGTACGCGCAAAGGTTGAGTGGACAAAGGCCGGAGAGGAGGCTTTGCAGGGAAGGAATTTCAGAAAATTTAGCCCCACATTCACGCTTAATTCAAAAGGCGAGATTGCGGGAACTACTTTGAATGCGGGAGGTCTAGTTAATCGGCCAGCGTTCAAGGACATAACCCCGATAGTTGCCGCTGATGGCGATTATCACAAAACTGAAAGTCAAATGACTGAAGAAGATAAAGACAAAAAACCAATAGCGGCGCAAGAGGAAGCACCCAAAAAAAAGGATGAAACCTCTGCGACAGAGCTGGCCGAAGTGAAGAAGGAAAACGAAACACTCAAGGCCAAGATCAAGGCGATGGAGGAGGACAAGAAAAAGGAGCAAGAAGTTGCTGCTCAATCTGCCGTCGACAAAGCCATGGAGGAGGGACGTATCCCGCCAAAGGATGAGAAGGTAAAAGCCAAGTGGGTTTCCATCTTGGAAAATGACCCTTCTGCGATCATGGCGTTGGAAGCGCTTCCAGTAAACCCCGCACTTGCTCGCGTGGTGCAAGCCAAGCGAGATGAGGGTGGATCAATCGAAACGAGCCATGAGGCACAGGTACGCGCCACAAAGGAGATTCAAGCCAAAAACGGCATGACCTTTGAGGATGCATGGGCCGCTGCTCGCTACGAAAGACCGTCACTGTTTAACTAAATATAAGGAGATAAAAATATTATGGCAGGAGCATTAACAAGAGATGAGGCGATTTTTGCGCTAACACCGGCAGCAGACCAAACTGGTAAAGAGGGGTATGCAGTCAAGATAGTTGCAGGGGAAGCCGCAATTTCGACAGCACATAACGGTAACTTCGGTGTTATTCTCGATGGAGAAACAACATCAGGTAAAAGCACGATTGCTTCAATGGCTGGAGCAAGCGGAACGGTAAAGGTGAAACTGAGCGGCACTGTTGCTCTTGGCGGGAACCTGATGATTCACACCGATGGAACTTGGAAGGCGCACGCCTCCACCAAAATTGTAGCGGGAGTGGCAATGGAAGCGGGTACTGCAACTGAGTTAATTGAGGCAGCTTTGGTTAATTCCTACACAGCAGTGTAATCTAATAGGAGACTAAAATATTATGGGACTAAGATCAGAAGCATCAGTTAATCCGACCCTCACGAATTATGCGTCAGGAGTTCTGAACGACTTGCAATCAGCAACGGCCGATTGGTTAGCGCCACCAGTACAGGTTCCAGCTACAATCGGACAATACAAGGCTTACGACGATAAGAACGCATTTCAGACCTACGACACCTCTCGTGGTGTGGGTGGGCCTGCTCGGCGTATCTTTATGGACGTAAGTGAGCCGACCTACAACTGTCTGCCTCAAGCTTTGGAAATCACGATTGATGATTCCGAGCGTGATGCAGCCGGAACTTTAAATCCTTTGGATTTGGAGCAAGCCAAGGTCAAGACGTTGGTACAGAGCAGCGTTCTCTCGCATGAGAAGCACGTTTATTCGGTAGCCGATGATGTGGCGGCAGACACGACTGCTGACATAGGTGGCTCCGGCTCAGTTATGGGACATTGGAGCACGGCAACAGTCGACCCAGTTGTGCAGCTTGATTATTTGATTGAGCAGATTGCAAAAGACACTGGGCAGATGCCAAATGCAGTTCTAATGGGCATGACGGCATGGAGGCGTTTCCGCAACAATGCGAAGGTAGTGGATAAGCAACCGGGTGCTGCGCTAATTGGGTTAAACCAAGGGCAAGCATCGGCCATGCTCGTAAATCCGTCTGCGGAAATTCGTTTGTCAACGATGGCTTATGACACGACAAAACAAGGTAAAACACGGAGCAATTCATTTGTGAATGGCAACGATGTTTATGTTTTTGTGAGGAGCGCAAGCCCGACGATATATGACCCTTCTGCGTTCAAGACCTTTGTAGGTGGGCGCGGAGGAGTGACAGCGGTGCGTGAGTACCGGGACGAAAGCAGCCGGTCTGACATTTATGCGGTGGATTGGAGCCGAGACGTTAAGCTCACTTCGGCCATTAGCGTAAAGAGGATCACAACCCAGTAGGGTTAAATCAACAACAACAGGGGGGGAGGGGTTGCTAATTCCCCTTCCCTCCACACTTTTTAAGAATTTTAAAGGAACAAGACGATGGCAAATCCACTTTGGTGTAACAATGTAGTACCTACGGGAGCGGGAACGGGTAGAGTGAGCCAGACTGCAGAGCAGTCAATAAGCGCAAACACAAGCCGCACCTCAATCACAATGCAGAATTTGGGAACAGATGAAATCTATGTAAGGTTGGATGCAACGACCCCCACATCATCTAATGCCCATTACATTTTATCTTCGCCGAGTTCCAGCTTGGGGGGAGACGGAGGCTTTTTAAAGGTTGATGGATATACTGGCGCAATGAAGGTTCACGCCGGTGGGAGCACATTTACTGTGCAGATTGTGGAGTATCAAACAACATGAGCGCAACTCTTGTAACACCTAAAACCACCAGCGGTGGGGAGATCATTCGCGAACTCGTCAATTCGACAGATGGGCAAGGTCTGCACTTGTCTGATGGCGGGACAATCGTCCTTACAAACGCCGCTGGCGCAGAGTTTGGGACTAGTGACTTTTCGCTAGAGTTCATTCTAGACCAAGACCAAGACAACAGTTCTGAAAACTATATATACTTTTCGCACGACAGCGGAAATAGTCGAATAAGATTTAGGCACGACCCCGGTTCTGATGCCGCAATACTCACGTTCATAAACTCATCCGGGGCAGCCGAAGATTACACGTTGGCCTATGATATGACCGGCGACTACGGCACTCCTACGCATTATGCATTAAGCTGCGACAGAAGTGGCAATGCTGTTTTGTATAAAAATGGCGACAGTGTCGCATCAGTAAGCATTGCCGCCAGCAGCACGGTAGACATAGGTGCGTCTAATACGTCTACGGGCAATATTGGTTACACTGCTGGGTTGGGGGCAATCGGAACTTTTTATCGGTTCAGAACGTGGAACAAGGCACTAACCGCCGCCGAGGTCACGGATACCTACGAGAATGCGACTGTAAAATTTGCCGACCAATGGGGGAGTCAGACAATAGTTATCCCCGGCGATTTTACTGGCAACCTTGACGGGTGGGACGCCTATAACGATTGGAACAGTCAAACCAACCCGTCAAATAATATGGTTTTGGCTGCAAGTGCTGTTGGACAGCATTGCCGAAACTCGGCCACAATGACTGACGGCAAACGATACCGATGCACCTACACGGCTTCTGCTACAACGGGCAATCCATATTTTGCCCATAATCGCGGCTCAGTTGCGGCCATCACCGCTGATGTAGGTAGCTCAACAATAACGAACGGGACTAACTCTTTTGAATTTACCCAAACAGGAACCGGCGGAAATGGATATGCGTATGTTAAAGCGGCGGGTGCGACTGATGCTGTAACGCTTGATGATATTTCAATCGTCGAAATCGGAGTTGTCGCGGATTACGACCTAGCTTTCGCCAACCCAACTCAATCGCGAGCGGTGCAAGACCGCGCTGGAGCCGCAGACGGAACTTCGTCAGCTAGTGGCGTCAAGCAGTTGACTCCGATTGATGGTGTTAACACGAACAAGCTGAACATTGGCGGCACGACTCCGAAACTTGGTCTAGGTTTGGCGGCGGGTGAAACTCCTACTCACGAGGTTTTAATCGCTGGAGCGAGCAACCCGGCAATACAGATTTGTGACACAGACCACGGCGTTTCCACTTCGGACGGACTTCTGTTGCAACAAGCTGGCGTCGATTCATATGTTTGGAATTACGAAACCGGCAAATTGTGGCTAGGGACATCTAACACCGCTCGCCTTACCATCGACTCAAATGGATTGTTGACTGCGAGCGGAGCATCCACCGTTGATGATTTAAACACCTCGGCGAAGATTTACAATTCAGCCGCGAACACTTGCGGATTGCAGCTTGTCGATAATGCGGGGAAAGCTTGCATACAAACTTCATCGGGTTCGCTTCAGATTTGGACTGACTCAGAAACGCAGGGCAATAATTTTGTCGCTGGCGATTTGGCGATGACCATCAACTCGGCTGGGCAAATTCTGGTTGGTTCCGGCGCAACAACTGAAAAAGTCACAAAACTTGGCGGCGGCGCGGAAGGCATCACCGTGGGTGCGGCACTGCCTTGCCTTGCTTTATGGGACACAGACAACGCAGACCATGTTACCTACTTGGGCAACGCTGGCGGCAACGCGCATTTGGGAACCGCGACAGCCAGCCCGATATATTTTCAACCGGGCGGGGTTACAAAAGTGTCCATCGACTCGGCTGGCAAAATTGAAGTAAACCCCACCGGCCGCAGTTACGGTGGCAAAATTGTTAGTGCTTCTTCTGCTGCTGGCACAGCAACATTGTCGGCTGTTAATGAAGACACCTCCGGCACGAGAAGGTTAATTGACTTTTTTGCTGGCACTTCAACATCGCGTATCGCCTACATTGAGACTGACGGAACTGCCTTAAATATTGGTGGCTGTTTAACAACCGTCGAGCGACCGGGTTGGCCAATGCAAAACCTGCTCACCAACAGCGGATTTGGTGTGTGGTCGAATGGGACGCTTGAAAATGTTACCGGCACAGAATTGGTAACAAACGGCGGGTTTGCTTCAAACACAACTGGCTGGTCGTTCGCTGACTGCACTGGTGCTTCTGTTGCTGGTGGCGTCTCTGGTAATTGTCTTGAAATAACGCATAGCGGGTCTGGCGGCGATGATGCTTACCAAGCTCTTACGTCTGTTGCATCGCTGGTTGTCGGCAAACTTTATAAAGTCTCCGCATACGTCAAAAGCGGAAGTAGCGGAGACCAAGGCTTTGTGATTGGTGCAAAAAACAACGCTGGGTCAGCGTGGGTAAATTCCGTTAGCGGAACTTCATCAAGCTCTTGGACTAATTATACGGTTGTTTTTGAGGCTACAGAAACAAACAATAATATTTGGTTGAGAAAAAACACAACGACAGCCGGAACAATGTTGTTCGATGCAGTTTCGTGCGTGGAAGTAACGCCGGGGTGCGTTGCCGCTGACGCTCTTGGACCAGATGGCTGGACTAAACACGCCTCCGGCCGAGAGGATATTCGACGTGTGCATTGGACAGGCACGGGAGGTGATTCGGATAAAACCAAAGCCGGTGCGTTTTATTCGATGGAAATCGAGAAAAAATCTGCGTCAAACGGAAACGTCAAGCAATCGCTTGGGTTGTCAGAGCGATTTGCTGGTCGAACTGTAACGTTCGGCGCTTGGGTTAAAACCGACGATGCGTCTTTTATTAAATTATATATCACCGACGGAGTGGGAACTTCGTATTCTGACCCGCATAGCGGCGACAACACTTGGGAGTGGCTGGAGGTCACACATGCGATGAATGCTTCGACGTCAGATGCAAGCGTGGCAATTCAAACGGTAGCGAACGACACCAAATTCGCTTACGTCAGTCAGCCGATGGCAGTCATAGGCAGCGCGATAGGCGAAGGCAATTATTCCGCACCGCCGGGAGAAATTGTTTATTTTGAAAATGCTGTTGACTCAAATTTATTGAATGCCAAGACCGGAGCAAACGGATTTAGCGACGTTTCAATGACGACGTTAAATAACGAAGCTGACTCTAACGGCTCCGTTCCGAAAGGGGTAAAGGCAATAATGGTTAATGCGTCGGTAAATGACAGTGGCAGTGCTGGAGACAGTCTATTTTTTGCGACCAGAGCAGATGCGGCACAAGAGTTCAGCTACATGTTGGCTATTGGAGGCATTGCCGCAGACCGTGAAATGAAATCGTCGGGTTGGTCAATTTGTAATAACGATGGCGATTTTCAATACCAGATAAATGCGAGCGGTAGCAACACGTTTGATATTGGCAGATTTCACTATATCGGCGTTGAATTGAGATAGGTTTACAAATGGCAATTACAATTAACAGCACACGCGAGAACGAGAACGACCAAACGGTCTACTTCTCGATTGATTACGACGGCACAAAGAAGTGGCACGCCGACATTCCAAAAGACGCTGACCCGCAAGCGTATCTCGATGCGAACGAGGACAAAATTAAATGCGGCATACTTCGCAAACAATATCCCAGCGCGGATGTGCCAGCATTGGAAGGCAAGACCGAGCTTGATGCCCCTCGACAGCTACTTGAATCTTTTGAAGCTTGGGTTTCTGGCGGTTGTAAAAATGCTGCAATCACCGAGGAACGAGTTACCCAATCAGCAGTTGAGGCGCAAGATGCGGTGATGGGAACGCGCACCAAGATGACCGAGGTTGAGGAAGAAGTTTCTAAAACCGAAATTGTCGAGGTTGACGGCAAGATGGTGCAGCGTGAAGTTAAAGAACCTGTCACGAAAAAAGTGCCGGTAACGAAAGAAGTGCCTTTGTTCAATGAGGATGGCGAGGAAATCGGAACGCACACAGTCGAGGAAACAGAGAAATACATGGTTACTACAGCCGTTGAAGCGGTTGAAGAAGTCAAAGAAACCGTGACGGTGCGACCCGAAACGGTTGTTGAGAAAGTCGCTTGGAAGGATACAGCAGAATAATTTTTGAACGATGATTGAAGTAAACACAAAACCAAAAGAGGGGCTTAATGTCTCGAAAGTAGCTATCAGCTTGAACAGCGCGGCAGAGTTCTCGATGCAATTCAACGTAGTCGGCTGGGGTAAATATACCGATGCAGAAGGGCAAGAGGTTTGGGGTAGCACACCGCTCGTATCGACGCTGCTTCGGGTTGATGGTGATGCTTGGACTAACTGGACTCCTGATGCGGCTGCGAGCGATGCAGACTATATTGCTGGTCTGGCATTAGCTCAGCTTGGGTTGGAAAAAGACGACACAGTTGTTGCCGCTGAAGAAGCTGCGCCAGAATAACCGCCGTGGATGACAAACATCCTAGAACAGGCAGCAGCACAGAGGTTGGCCGAGCACGCAATTGGTCACTACGGCTGGCTGTTGCTTGCGGCTTTTGTTGCGCTGCTTTTTAAGGATGTATTATTTAATTTCGCTCAAGGGCTAATCGTTTACTGGGGATCTGATTTTGAAAATGACGAGATTCTGTACATTAGCGGAAGGCAGGCGCGAGTCATTCGGCTTGGGCTTACTTCTACAACCTTTTTCATGACCGACAGGGAGACGAAAATGATTGTACCAAATGAGCAGTTGAAACAATTAACCGTTGAAAAGAAATTGCCCGAAAACGGAGGCGAGTGCTATCTTCCTAAAGGTAGTGAAAAAGAACCCATGAAGGTCAAAGTAGTAAAATGAGACGAATTGCCATCATAACTGCATTGAGCGCTTTAGCGATATGGGTTGGAGCAGGGTGCAAATCATTGCCGGGGAATTTGGAAATAGACACTCCATTCATCGACATTGAGTACCAAGGCACTAAAACTGGATGAGCTTGGATGATATTAAAGTCGCAATCGCAAGTGCAACTGGCCTCGGAAGCTGGCTTGTTGCGATGGACAATTTTTTAAAGGTTGGCATCAGTCTTTTGTCGCTTTTTTACATTGCAATAAAACTTAAACAATTACTGGAAAACAGAAAGAAATAAAATGTTATCTTCAAAAACCACATGGACAGCGATTTTGGGAGCCATTGGCGGCGTTGCTGGGTATTTCACAGGTGAGCTTGAAGTGGGAGCTGCGGCAAACGTGGTGATCACATCGCTGCTTGCCCTGTTTCTGCGACACGGCATAAAAAAAGCAGAAAACGCTAATAGCTAAATGGCTTGGACAACCATAGCGCAGTCGGATGTTCAGACCCGCATGACGGATACGGAGTTGGCAAAGTACAACTCTATCGGTCTTGCGTCTGGGCAGACTTCTTCCGGGTTGATTCAAGAGGTTTGTGACGATGTTGCTGCGTTGGTTCGCGGCTACATTAAAGGTTGCCCAAGGAATAGTTTAGCTGCAACAGCGGCTGCAATTCCTGATGTGCTGCATTCTCCGGCTCTCGACATAATAATTGTTGAGCTTATGAAGCGAGTGGGCGGTAGCGTCACGGATGTAAGTGACGTTAGGGTTTCCGCTTACAATGCTGCCATGACATTCATGGAAAGGGTGAGCGATTGCCGGTTTGGAATACCCAAGCCAGCGAACGAAACCGCTGACGAGTTTTACGATGACCGTGGCAGTTATGGGTATAAGAGGAAGCTTTGCATCAACTTGGTTGCGAGCGTTAAAAATGGAGTTACATCAACAACTGATGATTGCCCATGCTCCACAGATACGGGGGCTAGAATCTTGTAATGGCGGTTTACATGACAGACATACAAGGGGCGTTGAATACCAGACTTTCTGGGCAATCTCCTTTTGTTGCTGCCGTGATAAATAATGGAGGAGGTTACTCCGGGGGGGCAACTTCTTTAACCGTAGACTCGCTTGCAGAGGACATTGATAACGGAACAGTATTAACATTTTCGGGAGGTTCAACTTTTACGCTTACCTCTGCTGCTTCTAAAAGTGGCACAACCTTAACGGGTAGTGGCGGCTTGAGCGGTTCAGTAGGGGATAACGAAACAGCTACGGTTGCTTATTCTGCGGGATTGGTTAAGGAGGACGATGATGTGCAAAGCAAGATGGAGGAAATGCTTAACCGGGTTCGCGTTATGGCAATCGTCTTGCGACCTCCAAGCATGGTTCGCGTGCTTGAGAAAACCGTTGTTGATTTTAACTGGGAGGTTGACTGCATTGAAAACCCTGCCGTTAACCGACCCGTTTCGGGAACATATTACACCGCAGAAGCTGTTGCAGAATCGGTGTTTGTGCTGCTAAACAATTACCAAATCCCAAGCAGTACTGTCACGGGAACAAACAGCTCAAGGTCAAGCGGGATTCTTCGCATGGGCAGAGAGGAGCCGATTGGCAGCTTGGTTAGGTACAGAGTGAATGGCTTTGTAAGAAGTAAATTAAATGAAAACATAACATAAAATGAGTACAGCAAATTCAACAATAGTAGGCAGCGCCACCGTTTATGGAGTAGATGGTACAGTGGCGTATGGGACAGTGGCGGCAGGCGACAATTATATGCAAAGCGTCAATCTCATTGATGAAGCGGATACAGCTGAGGCGAGAAACCAGAAAGGTAATGTATTCGGCTACAACTTGTATAATTTTCGGCGCACAGCGACTTTCGAGATAATCTTTTTTGACACAACGGAAGCTCTTGCGGCTGCCGAGGTGGAGCTTCCTTTGCCGGGAGCCATTGTCACGATAGCTCAAGATGCGGAAACCGGAAATACATTCCCGACCCCGATTGCCGGTACTTGGAACTATATCGGTGGGGGAACAATATCAATGTCCAATACGGACATACTCAGGATGACGTTGCCTTGCAGCCAGTATAATGGCGACAGTGCTGGCAGCACGGTTGCGCTTCAAACATTCACGCACTAATCGCGTGTCGCTAGAGAGTGATTACTTAAAAGCAGTAATACCTCGACAAGCCAGAGTCCTCGGACAGCGGTTGAGGCCCTTGACACTTGGGCACGTTATGGTGCTAACCCGTTATGGGAGTCCATTTGTGACCGGTGAAAGGCAACCGCAGTTCGGGGATTTATGTTTTGCGGTTTGGGTTTGCAAAAGAAACTGGAAGGAGTTGCTTCGAGGCATAAGTGACCTTTCGTTTAAAAAAGAAGTTCTTTTTTTAAGATGGTTTGCAAAGCTTAGAAACAAGGGGAAAGCGATACTTGTTTTCATTCAATACCTTACCCAAGCCATGCAACAACCTAATTTGTTTTTCAATAAGGTTGAGGGAGCAAAGCCCACAAGCATGAATAACCTGCATTACATGAAAATGGTGCTTGTAAGCAAAATGCACAAAACCAGCGAAGAGGCGATGAACACACCTTTTGGAGAGGCTATATATGACATAGCAGCCTTGGGAGAGGGAGAGGGAGCTTGTGGGTTTGTCACGGATTCAGACCTTGAAGCTTTAGAGGTGGCAAAGAAAATGCATGAAAGAAGAACCCAAGGATTAAAAAATGGCGAACGAAATTAAGTTTGTTTTTAGTGGGGATACTGCCGACTTCGATAAGGCTATTGATTCAATAATTAAAAAAACAAATAGGATCAAGGATTCAAACAAGGAAGCGAACAAACTCAAAAAGCAGGCAGTAAACCTAGAAAAATTGCTTGCTGATGAATACGAAAAAGCAAGGCGCAGCGCCGGTTCGCTTACAGATATAACGGTAAAGCTGGCAAGGGAAGAAGCAAGGCGTTTAGAGATAAACAAAAAACTTTCGAGTGAAGCATTGTCTCAATCGCAAAGGCAATCGCTTATATTGGAAAGGTCAAAGTCGCAGGCTAGAACGTCTGGGCTTAAGGGTGCTGGAGTTGCGGGGATGGGAAAACTTGCGGCTACTGCTGTAGTGGCTGCTGTTGCTGCTGGAGCGGCGGCGGCGACACAAGGAACATTCTCGGCGATGAATGAAGCTCAAGCCACAAGAAAAGAGGCTCTAAACGCGGGGCAGACGATTGAGCAGTTTCAAACCAATCAATTCGCTAAAAGCATAAACAGAAGCCCAAAAGAGGTTGGAGAGGCGATTAAATCTTTGGGGCTAATAATAGACGAAGACCTAAACAGAAGCCTATCAGACTCAGGCCACAAGTTAAGGTTGTTGGGCAACTTGATTATGAACAAGATGATTCCGGCTTTTGCTTTTTTGGCTGAGAAGTTGGTGGACTTCGGGATATGGGCTGCTTCATTTGTTGAAACCGTACAAAAGCAGGGGCCAAAAGAAACGGGTAAGTTTGCGATGTCTGGCGCTGCCGGGGCGGGGTTGCTAGGACTGCCACAGGCTGCGCTTAACTGGTTTTTAAAATCAATGGGTAAGGGGCCAGAAAAGAACTTCATGGAACAATGGGGAAAGAACCGGGAAATTTTGAAGGAAAAATTTGGCCAGATATTTGGTGCTCCAGAGATACCAGAAGCCAGACAGGTTTCACCTTTAAAGGTTTTCAGCGATAGCTTGTCAAGGATTGGGCTTTTTAAAACTGGGGCAGAAAGCCAGATTCAAACCATGAAAAAAAGCCTAATTCAACTTGAGGCAATCAAAAGAAACACCACAGGATTAAAAGAGGAGGTTAGGGATGCCTAGTGATACTTTTGTAGGATTTCCGCACGGGCAAGGCGACACAGGAATAAATGCCGCAGATGTCGTCAAGGAAATACAACCCGTTACGACTTGGAGCAGAGAAGGCGGGTACACGGTTACAAGAAGATGGCGAGGCCCAATTGATGCCCTCGTAAACTTTTCAGAAGGAGGTGCAAGCAATGCAGATTTTGACGGCATTTACTTCAATGGGGCATCTGGCATATTGCCGGGAGGTGCGGGGAGAGACGGAGCAATCTCCACCAACCTAGAAAGGGATGATGGAGGGCAAACCGGCACATTTAGTGCAACATGGATCACCTCAAACATTGCTTCTGCTTTGGGAAACCCAAGGGCAGCGGGTAGGACAGGCACAAGCGGAGACCAATATCAAGAGAGCAGTTTGTGGTTTTTGGATGGGAACGATCTGGAAAAGAACATTTTAGAATGCCCAGAGATGGAGGTTGTAGTTGCGGATGTAAGCGCAGCACAACAAAAGGGCTTTGCTGGCAGGGTTCAAGATGCGGTTGATCTTTACAAGGCGAGGCAAGACAAGAATGGAAATGCGCTTTCTGACCCATTTCAAACTGCTTTTGATGTGGAAGACTATTTTGACACTTCGTCTGCGCCTTGGACAGATTTAACAACAGCTAACAAGGCGAAGCTTAAGACAATATGTGATGAAATGCTCAAAGGGGTTGAGGCTTTTACAATTAGTCAATATGTTTTGCGTAATACCATTATAACTCAATATGACTCAGGCATCGGGGCAAATGCCCTTTCCCCTTATTATGCAAACGTAAATCAAATTTGGGACACTTCAGACATCACGGCAATGATGACAGCACAGACTAGGCCTATTGACCCGCCGACATCAGCAGTTGCATTTACTTTGCCTTTAATTGGGTTGCTGACTGCCGCACCATTCACTAGCTCGAAATGGCTTTACAGAACGCCGGATGTTCAGCAACTTGGAAATGGCAAGTGGCAAATCACAAGAGAGTGGTGGGAAACCACGGATTACTCAACTGTCCTTTATACTGAAAAGCCATGATACATAATTTTACCCCACAAACCGGCACAGGGCGAAAGTCTCAGGCTATAAGAGAGCTGCAAAACGCCGTTAGAAAAATAACCCCAAGGACGGGAGCAAACGTCACTACTCGAGGGACTCAAATAAGAGGGAGAAAAGGAGCCGGAACTGGTGGGCCAACAACTCAAGTTGTCTGCCGATGGCTGTAGACTACACAACCGCCACAACTGTAAATGTTGATGATGGTGTTTTCTCACAAGACTACAATCGGCTCGCGTTAGCTTTTAATGATCGCTTAAAAAACGGGGTAGGCGACCCTACTTGGCGGCTTTTATGGTATGCCCACTCGCTTGTCCGGGGCATACGCAACCCAAGTGGATTTCTTTATGCTGCGGAGGATGAGTGGTGGAAGGTATACGCCCACATTAAGCAAGCGTCTGGCATTACGTGGCCAACGGCAGAAGCGGGATTCCCGGAGGGAGTTAATGTTTCTAACCCTCTCGGCGCTTTCATATATGGCATGGCTCCTACTGTCTACAATGAGGCGGGGAGAATAAATGCAAGCGGAACATTTGACCCTGCGGGAACGACCTTGGCCTCGGCTCCAACGGGAGTCCCTTTAATAATAAGCGACCCCTCCGCTAGAGCGCCCTCCAGCAATGCCGACTACTGGACGCTATCGAAATACCAAAGAGGTGCAGTACCAAGTGACCTTTCTGACTATTCTGCGAGCAATGCGATAAAAGCGTCACAGGAGCATGGTTTTATCAATTACCCAAGCAGCGGTTTCTTTCTTCAAAACTATGGGGGATTTCTTCCTTCACCTAAATTGGATTCCTCACCGGTTTGCTCGGACGGGTACACTCCTAATTATGATTTGAAATTTAGCAATTTGGTGGGTGGAAGTGATAAGACTTACCACACCTGCCAGCCGGACGGGGTGATGTTCTACTTTGAGGGCTTTACCTCCTACAAAATTATCAAGTGGGATGGAAGCACAGAGTCCTTGGCGTTGACTGATTATATTGAAGGGCCTTACACGGATAATGCCTATTTAAGGAGGTACAAAGGGCAGCAACTTAATGAGGTGATGAACTGGTTTTCGATGGAATACCGAGCCAATGAAACCGAAAGGGATGAGGCCGACATGAATCGCTATTCCTTGGGTTTTCAGTTTCAAGACTTCATGACCCGGCAGTACTGCTTGGCTCCGGCTTACGGGGAAGTGTCTACCGGCTCCATATCGGCTGTCTACCCGACTTTTGAACTCAGCGGGGGTGAAAGTGCCGGGACTTACCTAGCGGTCACTACATCGGGCAGTTATAGCGGCACAACAACCTATACAGTGCCTGCAAAATTCACTTATGCTGGATTCTATGCCAAGACAACGGGTGCGGGTGCTGGGGATGTAACGATTGAGGTGCTTTCTGGATCAACTTCCCTGACCACATTTACGATCACGGCGGTTGGAGGTTCAACTGTTGCCT